ATTTCACGCACGACCGGCCGCGTGCATTCATTGAGATGGACCCATGCGATGCCGCAACTGGCCAAGAAGCAATCAGCCGGCTGGGAGACTGGCTATCGCGCGCGGGATGGGCTCTCAAGAACAGGGGCGAGCCGAAGAGCACGATTTCGGCCGTATTCCGCAATCGGGTCGAAGACGCGGATGTTCAGCTCGAACAGGAGAAGGTTCAGTCCGAACAGGAGGATGATGAGGGATGAGCGCCACCGACGAACCCATCATCTCCCATCACTCCCGTTGCCTAGACGCATGGGAGTCCGGAACGACTACCGAAGAAAAGTGGCATTCCGTTGCTAGAATAGGCGCGGAATGCGCTCTCATCGGAGACCGCACCGTGCGCATGATTCCATGGCCAACCGGAGGGCAGTGCATCTACACATTCCGTGTCGAGAAGAACAACGACTTCCTGTGGTACTACGGATTCTACCCGCGATTGGGAAACACGTTCTTATTCCCGGATGGACGTGTCATCCGCGATAATCGCAAAGACTACTTCGAAAAGCTTACGGAATTCTGGGATGCATGCAAAGAGGCCGGACTTGTTATTCCGGAAGGCGAAGCGCACCCAGACCTTGCGGACTGACCAAACACAATGAGCACCCAACTCTACCTCGACTTCCATCAGCCGGCCCGTGTGGAGCCGGTCCGTGACGAGACGTACCGTCGCCTGCAGCTCATCGGCCGCATCGCCCTGGACCTTCAGAAAGCTGCTTCGCCGCGTGGCGTATACATCCCGCAACTACTGAGTGACATTGCCCACAAGCTCGCTTCTACGGGCTGGAAATCCCCGTACGACAAAGACTGCAAACCCTGGACTGAGCTATGAAATTCATCACAGTCGAAAAAGCCGCGGCGGTCGACGGACTCGACCCCGTAGGTGTCCTCACCGCGCTCTACCCAGCTGCACGCGTCGATTCGGACGGGGGAACCGGATACAAGGTTCGCCTTCCTGACACTCGCCACGTCGCGGTCGACGGACGCGCGTGGTGCATTGAATGGAAGCGGGGGTCCGGCGGAGTCGGCGCAGTCTCGCTCATCATGAAGCTGCAGGACGTCGAACGTGAGGACGCCATTGCCATTCTAAGGCCCTTAACCTGTGTGGGGGTAGTCCCGCCTACCCCTGTGCGCCGAATTAGAGGCACTTCGATTGTGCCGGTGACGATGCCGTCGGCGGACGAGGGCCTGCGGGTCGCGGTGACGAAGTATCTGACCGAGACTCGCCGCCTCGATTCGCGACTCGTACTCAAGTTGTTCGCGGCCGGGTTCTTCATTCCGGGCACGCTCACGAACCTCACCGGCACTTGTCGCGCCGCAATGCGCGCGGCGAAGTCGGCGGGCGCCGAAGCCCCGACACCGACCCCGTCCGACTTCGTGCGGACTGCAGCCGTTATTACGCCGCTCGTTGCCTATGACGACATGCTCTTGCCCCGCCCCGAACGGCGCATTCTTGGCACCTCTGCACGCGCGATCTGCGCGGTAGAAGAAGGAAGCCCCAACAAGAAGAACCGGTTCCCGGATGGAGCGCTGAACGGCAAAGACCTTGCTGGGGCAGTTCTCGGCGGTGGGCCCGGGCTGAAGACCCTCGTGTTCACGGAGTCCCCCATTGAAGCCGCCTCGTATTTCCAATTTAGGGCACCTCCGCCCGGCGAGGTCGCGGTGATCGGTGTGTGCGGCTCCGGCTCGCCGGACGCGGCTCTAGCTCTCGCGAAACGCTGCAACCTGTCAGTCATCAGCGCCTACAACAACGACGACGCCGGACGGTCATTCGAGGCAGCAACTCGCGAGGTGTGCGAGCGCGACGGCATCATTCACATGGCGGACTTCCCTGCCGCGAAAGACTGGAACGATTCGCTGCCCCCACGGACTGTGCGCACAATGCGCACTTGACAAATCGCCGCCACGTCACAATCATCAAGACATACGGCCGCCCCCGCGGCCCAAAACTCGGACCCCCACCCGATATGAGCACAACAGACATCTCCTTCGAAACCCCCTGCCTAGACGCATGGGAGCCTATTATCGACAGCCAAAGCCCTTGGTATTACGACGCATTCGAGGTCCGACATGAGCACGGATTCAAGGGGCTACGCACCCTGTTCTCCGCAAAGATTCTTGTGGGTGACGAACGGTTCCGCCGGGTCATTCGAGCCGACGGCAAGGAGTTTTTGTGCCTGCTGCATCCTGAGGACCTCATCTATGCTCGGTCCGGAAACGCACACCGGTGCCGTTTTTGGACAGCAACGAATCGGCAGAATGGGATAGCCGCATGGTTCGACCATGAAGGTAGCCTGCGCATTCGACGAGGGAAGACAGGAACAGTGCATACAAAGTGCCTCGTTCCGGCAGCCGGTGCATCTATCGGGTATGATACGTGAGCTGAACTACGTCTACGTGATTGCAGCCCCATACCCTCAGCGACTCATTGCGAAGACCGTAGACGGGATTTCGCGCGCGGCCCACCGTTGGCTGTCGAGCCTGAGCGACTTTCGCGAGCCAACGGCACGCGTGCGGATTGCGGGCGTCGGCGGGCTATTCGGAGAGCACCTCTGCCGCATGGTTTCCTCCGCCCGCCAGGTGCAGGTGGGGCTGTGGAGCGTCTGGGAGCTACTGCGAGCGCGCCATGACGTGCGCGAATGGGGGGACGAGGATACGCTCAGTCTGCTCGACAGCCTCATCGCCGTCAGCGTCTACGTTGAAACGTTTGACCCCCTCGTGATGCTGGCAATGGATCTGCGCCCCCCCGCGCCGGAATGGTGGATTGAACCCCTGATATACGACGAGAGACCGCCTGTGCGCACAACCGGCGCCGTGAGGTACGCTGTGCAAGCACATGTCGCGCGACACCTGAGCGTCCCGCCGGACAAGATCGGGATTATCCTAATCGATGACTCCTTCTCAACTTTCGGCGCGGCGGCGGACCACCCAATCGCCGGCTTCTACCAAACAACCCTGCACATGCCCATGGCAGATTTTCTTAAACGATATGAATGATACCTCTGAACCCCCTCAGATGCTGCCCCCGGACCATCCGCTTGTCTTGGCTGAGCGTGTGTGGGCCACCGCTCAGCTCGCGGGCGTGGAAGACGTGGCCTACGATTGCCGCATCGTCGGCGACACGCGGTGCATGTTTATTCACGACAACCCTGAACTGCGCATCATCGCGCTTTACCCCTACGGGATGGGGGAGCCCCCGCTTCTCTGGTTTTCGGAGATTTTCGGCCGCACAGCGCAACCGGGCTACCTACCGTCGGAATGGTTTGATGTGCGCTCGCAGAATCGGCATACCCCCTAAATCTGAGCAAGCCAAAGTGACTCCGCGCGTAAAACGGCAGACTTGACCCAGACAACCAAACCCAAAACCAAAACACCAACCCAACGACCTAGAAGCAATTTCTCATAGGTAAAAAGACTGGCGGAGAGGATAGGATTCGAACCTACGGTGGGTTGCCCCACTCCTGATTTCGAGTCAGGTAGGGGGGTCCGCCTCAGAGTGAGCCCACGACTCACGAAGTCGCGGCAATTGGCACGAATCCTCACAGACCGAGCAGACTAGGGCCAGACAGGGCTGGGGCCCCAGCCTACGAGATAATTGCATCTGTGGTTTAATCCGCTAGTATGCAAAAAATCACTGTTACGTATCGCCCGAAAAACCGGCACACGAGCCCTTGGCGCACCCTATATCGCGCAAACGGACGGGAGGTGACGGCATGGTTCACGTCTGAAAAGGAGGCAACGCAGCACAAGAAGGTGCTCGAAAAGAAGTTTGCCGGCATCGATGCGACGGAGGACCTGCCGCGCGCAGTGGCGCTCTTGCACGGCACCGGCATCACGCTGCTGCGCTGTGTCGAGTATGCCCTCAAACACCTCAAGTCTGGGCTGGAAGGGCAGCAGACAGGCAAGGAAGCGTGTGCGGCATACCTGTTATGGTTGAAGTCGAAGAACCGCCGGAAAAAGACGCTCTCGTCATACGCCGACAAGTTTCGCGAGTTTGAGAAGACGTTCGGAGCCCGCATCATGTCCTCCATCACACCGGACGAGTTCGAAAAGTGGCTGGGGGAGACGAAGACTCGTGGTAAATCGTGGTCGCTATCATCGCAAGCGTGCTACCTCCGGCACTTGCGTCCGCTCTTCCTTCGCACGGAAATGCCATTCCCGGGCGCAAAATGGGTTCCAGAGTCCGAAGACAGCGAGTCAGTGTCGTTCTGGGGGCGCAGAGAGGTAATCGAGAAGCTCCTCGCATGCCCGATCTACTACCGCGGCAACCTCGCTGTCGCGATATTCTCCGGACTACGCCCCGCGACCTGCGCGCACCTCAGCCCGGAGTGGTTCGACCCGGTGAAGAAGACAATCGCAGTGCCCGGCGCGTTCATGAAAACGCGCGTCGACACGACGTTCACGGACGTGAACGACGCGCTTTGGAAATGGATCGCGGCATTCCCTGTCCATAAATGCAACTGGAAGTCCCTGACAGAGGCAATCAAGGCGGCCGGACTGAAGTGGAGCCAGGACGGCGCCCGGCACACGTTTGCGACCAATCTGTGCTCCGCGACGGACATTGAGACGACGCGAAAGGCACTTGGCCACGCGACACAGGCGCTAGTCAAGAAGCACTACGCGGGCGACCAAGACCAGGAAACATCTAAGGCGTTCTTCGACCTTACGCCCGAATACGTCTACCCGGGCGGCGACACAACGTGGGTCCTGCCGAAAGGCGAACCAGTCTCGAAATACATCCCGCAAGCCGAGGGGGTAAAGGTCGCGGCGCAGGCCGCGTAGCATCTTTAGACCATGGCCATCGATTATGTATTCGTCGGACCAGACCCACCATGGTGGCCTGTAGGACCTCCCTGCACCCGGCAGCGCGAACGGCGCATCACGCAGGGGGTTGAGTAATCCCGAGGACCTTGGCAGCCGCCGCCTCTGCATCTTTGATTTTCGACCTGCCGGCGGAGACGAGCAGCTGATGCAGACGGTCTGTCTCCGTATCCAGCGTGCTAATGACCTTTTGAGCTGCCTCGGGGCCGATAATCGACGGTAAACGATACAGGGCCGCCCCCACGGAGCCGAGGCCCATGCGGAGATAAAGGCAGGCAACAACGAGCAGCACGACTGCGCCAATCGCGATCCGGCGGACGAAGACCTCGTGTCGATACTCGTTCGCCAACGCATTCTCGCGCTCGAACCCCTCGCGCAAACCCGCCTCAGCTTTAAGTCGAGCTCCGCGTTGCTCATCAAGCTCACGCTGCTTCAGAGCAAGCTCCACGCTAAGCTTTGAGTTCGCACCCTCCGCCTGGGCCTGCCGTTGCTCCGCCGCGGTCGCGCGTGCCTCGTTGCGCGACAGCAGATCCATGACGAGCTGCCTATCGAGCGAGGTGTCGGCCGCTGCCAGCGGGTTAATCTGATTCAGCAGACCGTTGCCGTTGGCGACAAACCGGCGCGCGTAGTCGACCTCGGGACCCTTCGGGGCGAGCTCGAGTGCAACCCCCGCTTTCACGAACTCCCGGTGTGCGCCCGTGAGTACGTTGTCTTCCGCGATGGTCACCTTCTTCTCGGCGGCGCCAGTCTTTGCGACCGCAGCGTCATACTTGTCAGCCGGCCGATGGCTCAGACCGCCGGCGGCGTTCGAGATGACAGGCTTGAGCGCCCAGCCGAGCAGACCAACGACAGCGAGGCCGGCAACAATCAGTACTGTTGCGACCCCAGCTTTAGGATTTAGAGAGGCAGACTTCATACTGTCCGCCAAATCGTCAATGACCCGTCGAGGCCTCTTTATTGTCCTTCTCGCGCCGCGTCGCTTCGCGGTCCTTCAGCACTGCGATGTCTGTCCCGACGTTCACAAGCCTATCGTTCGTCTTGTTCACGGCCTCAGTCAGCAGGTTCACGGCTTTGAGCAGCTGTTCGCCCAGCTCTTTCAGCCCGCGCGAAACCTCGTCCTTCGTCGCAAATTTGCTCGCCAGCAGGGGGTAGACGATGCCCGCGATGAGCGCGCTGACGATGGCGACCGAGCCCGCGATTATCGTGACGATATCGGTGAGCGAAAGGCTGTTGTGTGTTGCAGCAACGGCAGCAGCCGGAACGGCGGTTTGGGCGATGAATAGAAGCATGTGAAGTCCCTCTTCTTGTTCAGACCGTAAATCCCCATTTGCGCGCGAGTCCGTCGATTAGATTGTTGAACTCGGTAAGCGTGATGGCGCCGGGGTAGACGATCAGCTCCGCCAAGTGCCCGTACCAAGGGTACATACCCGCCGGCACACCGGAGTCGCGACCGAACGTAATCGATTGCGACCAGGATACCAGGGCAGATTGGCGGCGGGAAACCGCGAACAGTCCGCTCGCAATTGGAGCCAAATTGGTAGTCGCAACCTTGTTGCGGTATGAGCCGTTCGTCCAGGGACTGGCGTTGTAGATGCTTGTGCCGCCGGTGTTGCCGAGGATGATTGTGCGTGTGGTGTTATCGCTGCCGGTTACAAGCCCCCGGTAGTTCGAGAACGGGGTTGCGGCGGAAGAGCACACGGCGATAATCGTCCCGAGGTTCGAGGTGATAACCGGAGACGTGACGTACTTTTCGCCGACAGTCGGAAGACCGATGTTGCGGCCGGCAAGGGTTGTCATGGGGATACCGCTCGAACCGCCGCCGTATACTCCGTGTCGGCTGTTGCCGGACAGATCCCAAGCGCGCGTGAGGGCGCCGGAAACGACAGTGTTCTTGCCGGCGGCATCAGTCCCCGATTGCTGAAGCGATAAGTCCCACCAAAGCAGAGGCGCGAACGAAACAACGTCGCTCGCTTTGTAAGGCGGGATTAAGAGAGCGCCGACCATGGCGTTATGTGTTCCGAGAGGCATGATTGAATTAGCCGCAGCCGTTGATAATCGCTTCAGCTGAGCTGCGCATGTAGACGACCGCGACGCCCCACTGTGCGATGATGATATTGCCGGAGTACGAGGGGTATCTGAGCGTGACGCCGGACCCGGCTAGAAATGTCACGTTTCCAACTCCAACTTTTCCGACGCGGAAAATGTCACCGGCCGTTAGAGTCGAGGGGACCGTGACGTTAACGTTCGTGGCGGAATTCACGTCGATACTCGTTCCGCCGGAATCGGCGTGGGTCAGTGAGAAGTCCGCGGTCTTGTCGACGGGAGTAAGTGAGGTCGGTGCCGCCGCACCTTGCGGGCCGGCTGGGCCTTGGTCGCCCTTTAATCGCATACCCGTATCGTGATAGACGCCGCCGGTCTTTAGGTAGACCGACAGATTTGAGCTCGTGCTGTCGATGCAGTAGTCGCCGTTGTAGTTTAGACTGTTATCAGGCGCCCCAGGGCCGTGCGCCCAAAGGATGCCGCCAGAGCCGTCATAGCCATCGGTTCCGGGCAAGCCGGGGGGTCCAACGATGTCGAAGCCAGAATCCCATGCACCCAATAGTTTTGGCCCGTAAAAGCGCTTATTGATGCGGTCGATTCCAATATCACCGTCGACACCGACGGAATTAGAAGGAGGCGCGCTGAAGAAAAGGATGGGGCGCGCAGGAGCTGCCGCAGGAAGAACGAAATCCAGGACGGCATCGGCAGTAGTTCCGCTATTCGAGACGGCGGGAGGCGTTCCAAATGCGGCCTCAGTGACGGTTCCGACTGCAACCGTAGCGGCCTCGCCGTCAGCGCCGTCCCCACCATCCCTGCCGGCGGGGATTCCGAAATTGAACACGGCCGCGTTTGCGGTGCCGCTGTTCGTCACAGTCGGGGAAGCATCATGTGCGAGAATCGTGACTGTGCCGACAGATACGGTAGCCGACAGGCCATTTGTTCCGGAGCCCCCATTTGTTCCGTTGAGCCCATTTGTTCCGTTGGCGCCCGGGTCGCCCTTATCCCCTTTGGGCCCGATGTTCAGCGACCTCCCCGTGGAGGGCCATACGCCCCCGACTTTAGGTCCGAAAAATGTCACTGCTCCGGTGCTCAGTCCAACGAGCGCGCAATCACCGTTTTTGCCGTCTGTGACCAAAGGAGCGCCTACAGTGTCTTTCGTGATTAGTCCCGCGCCATCCTCGCCGTCGGCGCCGGGAGGACCATCCGGTATCTCGAAATTCAAAATCGCGGCAGTGTCAGTGCCGACATTCGTCACGGTCAGCGGGCTACCGTGAGCAACGATAGTCACAGTGCCGACAGTGATGGTAGCGGCCACTCCGTCCTCGCCCACCCCGCCTACCGCGCCGCGCGGGACTCTCATGTTGAGAATCGCAGCACTCGCTGTGCCCACGTTTTCGACAACGGCATCAGTGCCCGGGTCGCCCGTTTCAACCGTCCCGATTGCAATCGTCGAATCCGCTCCGTCTGCGCCGGGAGGTCCGGTTTCGCCCGTCTCGCCAGGCGGCAGCGCAGCAATGATAGCAGACACCTGCGCAAGCGTGACATTCGTCGCGCCCGGCGTAGACGTCACGAACTCGTCCGGCAGCGCCTGCCTCATGACTGTCAAGGGTCCAAGGTCGAAGCTGCGGACGTTGTCGGCGCCGGAAAGGAGCCGAGCAATCAGCCGGAAAGTCTTGGATTTCGCGGTGGTTCCTACCGCCGCCTTGAGCGTCGCGTCGGTCAGATCGAAAGGGCCCGTGAAATAGGTTCCCGACGGGGTTAGAGCCTCTTGGACCGAGAACACTTCGTTGCCCGTGTCATCAAGCAAAGCGATGAGTGCCGTGTGCCCAGATGCGCCCGAAGCGGGGTCGATACCCCCGACCGCGGTCTTGCTGCAAAACGTGACCTGCAGCGTCGTGCGGTCACCTAAAAACATCACCGGCAGTTCGCGAGTGTTGAAGTCCGTCGGGCTCTTAATCGACGCGAACGCCCCGGGAAAAGCCTCGGTGCTGACATTGAACTTGGTGATAATCATCACCTCACCGAGAATCGTCAATGAATCCGGAACCGGATTGCCTTCGCGTTGTTTTCAGGGTGCGAGGACCACGTTGAGTAGGGACCGGACCACTCCATAGGGGTAAGGTCCTGAATCGGCTCGGAGTACCAATACCCGCTTGCGACCGATTTCGGTGACGAGGTGTCCGTCATGTCTGAAGTGACGCGGTCAAACGAAAGCGTGCGCCCGGTCGAGGATTTGAATCCGACCGCATAGACGCTCGCGAACATCTCACAAACCAATGGGGTACCGTACGCGCCTCCGGACACGGTCGGACTGATAATTATGCTGGGCCGCAGTTCCCATCCCTGGTTGCGACTCGAACCCGCGACATATTGCCCGCCGGACTCAGCCACCCGAGTGCTAAAAAGCGATGCCTCAGTTCCGGGCACGACGCGCGCAGCCCCCTTAACAACCTTCGGAAGCGCGTCCTCGGCCACGAAATCGCGTGACATGAGGCACTCAAGGTTCGCACCGTTCACACTGTACTTCATGTATCGCCGGAACTTCGTCTCATCTGCGACATCCGCAACATCCCGCCACCCGTTCACGTTCACATCCTTCCAGTCGGTCCGGTGCATGTTGATGTGTGTCACTTCGAGAACCTGAGGCGTCTCCGGAGACAGGTCGCCGTACGCGTAATCCTCGACCCGCAGCACATGTAGCGGCGGGTACTGATAAAGCTGGATTCGCGGTATCTCAAGGCTGAGCCCCTCTTCGTGCGTATATGTCTTGTTGTGGCTGAGGATGCTACTCAAGTCCGCCGCAAGCCCACTCGCAGTCTCCGCCCCTAGCATCCCGTAGTCCTGAATCGGCTGCCACGTCACCTCCGGCAGCCCCGGCCGCGGTATCGCCCTGACGAATGCACCAAACGCGGCAACCCTCAGCGCGTGCATCGCCGCGATCTCCGTCGGCACACGCGGGTTCAAGTATGCGTCCGTAAACGAAACGCCCGGGAAGTCGGCCTGACTGTAGGACCACCTCGCAATAGCCGTCCAGCGCTTCCAAACTACGTACGCCTGATCGCGGACTACCGGCGTTGAAGAGTCCGGCCCAATGAAGATGATGTTCACGCGATGAACCTCCGCACCGGCTGGAACACAATCTGAAGCGTCGCGCGGGCCCGCTCGGGGAAATCCCCCCCTCCCGGCATCCCCAGGTGCCAATAGAGTAGGTTTTCCGCCCTGTACGGCGTCTCCGCCAGCGCGGCAGGGACAACACCGCCGCTCACCGCCGGAGCGTGCGCAAGGGGCCCAAACGGTCCAAGTTCGGGCAACTCAAAGGCCCTCCCGGTGATACCGCTCACGGCCTCTTGAAAGTAGATCCGATTCCCCGCGCCGACGGTCACGAGCATTCCGCCCGGGCAGTTCTCGACGATAACCCTCATGAACATCATCACCGCGGGCATCGGCGGGTAGGGTCCTCCCTCGTCTTCAAACGACGGGTACGTGCTCACGATAGCTTCCAGAGCGTTGATGGGTGCGCTGCCCGGCGACGCATTCACGAACTTTTCCGAAAATGGCACCGGCATCGGCTCAGGTGGGGCCGTCCGGGTCTTGGACCCTCCTCCGCCGCTCTCCTGCAACTCGGGAAACGCGATAGCCATCCCGCCGTCCGAAACGACAACGCTACCCCCTCCGGAGGTCTTGATGTTGCTCAGGATGCGCGTGACCGCCGCGAATGACGACGCTTGCGCGCGTGTCAGCAGCACGTACCGCGACCGCGGGATGTCGCCTTCATAGATAGGGCGTAGTGTCGGCGCGCTCATCGGTTAGGCGGTGTAGCGGGTCCGACGCTCCCAGAAATACCCCTTGTAAGCGCGCAAGACGGATGCCTCAAGCACGCCCCCCGGCACGTCCTTCTTGATGATTTCGATGGTCCCCGGGTTCTGCGTGTAAAAATACTTCACTGCGACCCGCGACGTCCGGTTCTCATACTCGCCTACGAGCGCAGTCGAAGGACCCTCAGTCACAACCGTCGTCCCGCCGGTCCCGCCAGTTCCTCCCCCGGTTGTCGTGGTGACGATGCCCGTGTTCGCAAACGGCACCGACGGCGTCCACTCCGGAACGTAGTCCATGATGCGGTTCGTCCCAATCGAAATCTTGACCTTGTTTGACCACGTCGCGCGGAGCTTAACAATGTTAGCGCGCAGGGCACCGCTGTCATTGTAAACGGGCACTTCAATTGCCGAAATCTGAAGGTTATACCAGTTCCTCGGCAGATTCTGGGTCACTTGCGCCGTGCTGTAATTCCCGGGGAAGAAGTCCTCGTCATGAATCTCCGCGACGTAGCTGCTTATCGTCGTCACCGTGTTCGTCGTGGTGGTAGTCGTCGTCGTGGGCGGCGTGGTGCCCCCAGGCGAAGTCGGGGTAGGCGGCGCAACGGCGATTTCAGAAAGAGGGAACGGGTATGTCTCGAACTCGCTGCGCTCTTTATTCAGAAGGTTGCAGTAGGTCTCGACAAACCGGACGCATCCGCCCCTCAGCGGGTCCGGCGTCGACCGGGACAACAGTAAGAAGTCCGTCCGGTCGGGATGCCGCTTTTCCCAGAGGTCCTTCGCGATGCCGCTAAACGACGAAGCAACGCAAATGACGTCGCGATCTATCCAACGCAGTTCGGGGTTGGCGTCGAACAGGCTATATTCGCGCTCCGCCCCGTCCACAACTCCGGTGTGGAAATTAGGGGTGCCGATATAGATATTCGCCATACTCTATCCGGATGCGTCAAGCGCCCTGCTCACGGGGCGGCGGACGACATATTCTCAATCCGGCGGTTCAGTGATTCGACGGCGTTCGCAGTGCGGTCGCTAGACGACGCTGTCGCCGCCGCGATGGACTCGATTTTCGCGTTCTGGTTTTGAGGGGGTTCCGCGATTCGTGCGGAATCAATCGGCTGCGCAGCACGCGTCACGTCCGTCGCTCGGTAGTCCTCGAACCGGCCGTTGACCTGACCGTACGAAGGCCCATCAAATGCCTTGGCCGGCTCTTTCCTGCGCGATTCCAGGAGCTTCATGATTGCGGGGGAGCGCTTCGCCGCGGCGATTTCCCGGTTGAGCTTTTCGAGCTCGTCCGTGCCGTCAAAACTGATGTCGCCCACGCGTTTGAACTCATCCAGCTGCGCCTTCCGTTCTGTCATCTTGATAAGTTCACCCTTGGTCCTCTTGTCGCCCATTGCGCGCGATTCCAGGGACCGCTCGAGCTCGACAATCTCCGCGACGAGGTCACGGCGCTCGCGGAGAGGCTTGTTCTCGTCGAGGTATGAACGCCCGATCTCGTTCAGGCGCTTGATTTCGAGGTCTGACCGCTTGTCGCTGTCGAATGTGTTAAGTTCTGCGCCCTTCCGGCTGTCTTTGAGGGTCTTCGCCAGGTCGCGCGTTCCGCGGGTTTCCTCGCCACCGAAGCGGACGATCTCGGCCTTCTTGTTGGCGAGCGCCTTCTCAAGTTCCTGCCTCTTGTCTTCATTGACGTTGCCCGGCAGACCGTTGATTTCGGCCTCAAGTCGCGCCTGCTCCTTCTTCATCGCATTGAGCTTAGCCTGCCCTTCAAGTTGCGCGTTTGTTGCATCCTCGGCTATGCGCGCGATATCACGCTGATGCTTCTCCTCGCTGACTGAGAGTGCCGTGGTCTCGCGCTTGAGCTCCGTCTGTTTGACGGCCAGCTTTTCGCGCTGTTCTGCATACTGAACGCTCGTCACGTCCATCTTCAGCATCTTTGCGACGATTTCGGCCTCTTCCTTACGAAGGAAATTGATTTTTTCGCGGCGGCTCTCCCCTTCTCGCGCAAGAGTGTCTTCCGCGCGCTTCGCCTTCTCGGACGCGGACTCCGTGTCCTTCTTCATTTTTTCAATTGCAGCCTGCCGCTCGGCCATGATTTTGCCGGCTTGCTCGTGTTGTGCACTAAGCAGGCCTTCATCTTGTCCCATCGCTCCCTCAAGGATGCCGGCGTACCCCGAGCCCTTGATAAAATTCGCGATTGAGCCGGTCCCCAGAAGCTCGTCCATCGCTTTACGCGTCACGCGCCGCTCTTCCGCGATCTTACGCTGTTCGGCCGACGCCTTGTCGAAATCCCGCTGCAGCGCTTCCATTTTCGCGGAGCTCGACTTTTCACCGAGCATATCAAGGCGCCGGCTCTGAATAAGTGCCTCGGTCTGCTCAGCAAGCTCGATAGCCTTCTTGAACCCGGCCTGTGACCCGCCGACGATGCCCTCTGCCATCGCCTCGGCGATTCTCTCGCCGGAGAACCCAACTGCGGTGAAGAAGCCACGGGCAACGTCCCCCAGGCCGATTTTACGCTCAAGGGCACCACCGAGGTCCCCCATTACACCACCGCCGGCACCGCCGTTTCGGCCGCCGCCACCGGGACCGCCGCCAACACCGCCACCGCCGGCAGGGACAGTCGGCTGATACTCGGTCCACTGGTTGTATGCGCGTCCGGTCCTGCCCTTCACGTCGCGCATGGTGCCTTTCGACGTATAGTCGATTTCCTCAAGCCCCTTGACCGCGGTTTTGGCCTCGGCGATTGCTTGCTTCAGCTTGGAATTGTCGCCGTCGATATCGACCGTGATTGAATGTGTGCTCATGTGCGGACTTTACCTTTCGGCCTATCGTCAAGGCCCAGCCGGCGACGCTCGGCGACGATGACAGAAGTATAGGCGTCCCATTTGGTGCGGTCCGCGATGAGCGCTTCGTAATCTTTCTTCGGTAGCGCGGAGAATCTCTCTCGCCGCCAAAGCTGCCACAGCGCGCCCATTGGAAAGTTGCAGATGTACTCCTTCGTCCACCCGTTTCGGGAGGCAAACAGGTCGACAAGGATAGCAAGAGCGGACGTGTCGAGCAGTGCCGAGACATCTACAGATTTGCCGTCGTCTTCTTCATCCGGGTCCTCGTGGGGTCCGTCGACAAACGCGCGGTGGATCTCTTCGGAAACTGATTTATACGCTTCCAGCAGCTCGTTCGCGCTCAGGGACTCGACCCGCAGCCAGATCGCGTATTTCCAGTTGTCGACCGAATACGAGAAAAAGGGCCACTTTCGCAGGACGATGAGGTGCTTCTTTTCGGCCAAAAACGCGTCGCGAGCCCGCAGATTGTGGTAGAAAATGTAGTTAACGAGGTCTCCCTTGCCGGGGTCTCCGCCGAGAAAGCCAGATTTCGACCGCGTGAGGTATCGCCAGGTGAGCGGCGAGACGGGCTCGACCCGAAAGCCGCAAATAGTAATGCGTCGGGGGAGGAAGTCCTCGTCCCGACGCTTTTGTTCCGCCTCGTGAGCGGCCAGAATAGCCGCGAGGTCCATGGCGCGTTAGGCGTGAACCGACTTCGCCTGCACCGTGTACGTCACGTTCTGACGAACGCGGGTCGGCGTAGAGATTTCGCCCGTGACGAACGTCACCGGGGTGGCGAAACCGATGGGCGTGAAGGTGAACACTTCATTATTTTGGGGCGGCTTATCGCCCTCAAACCCGATGAAGGTCGCAGTGAGCGACTTGTAGTCAGAAACCTGGTAGGCCGGGCCGGGCCCACCGTCGGTTTTTGCCGTCTCAATGCGGATGACGGGCTGAGTGAGCGTGACGTCCGAAGTCGTGAAAACACGCGGGTCTTCGCCTTCGACAAGAGGAGGAAGCGTGATGGGGAGGGTGTTAACGCGCAGGACCTGGCCCGTTGCAGGAGAATAGGTATTCATTACCCTTTCTCAAATCGTCAATCAGGCGGGGAATGAGCCCGGAATCATCTCATATTCGATGTCGTAAACCATCATCGTCTTATCGATGTTGTCGGCACGCACAATGTCGCGCGCGGCACCCTTCGGCTGCAGGTGCGTTATCCGGTAGTACGGTAGCGTCGTTTGATTGAACGCCTGCCGCTTCTTCATCAGCAGCGCCCTGATTTTTCTGATGCAGGCGCGGTGCATTGCCTTACTTTCGCCGATTCGGTCTGCATCGCCCATTCGCTCGGATGTGACCAAAAACGAAAACCGGGCGGAAAACTGAGTCCACTCGCCGTTTATGGGGCTCTGCTCAAGTCCGTCACCGTCCTCGAACATAACCTCGACAGAAACATCGGGAAGTTCCTGACCGGATGTCGACCCGTAGGCAGGGACGTCGAGCGCAAGCAGAAGGCTCACGGCCGCCTGCTCAAAATGCTCCTCTTTGTCTTGGATGTCTTCGTCTGACGTCGCGATTGTGCTCATGGTCTGTTGCTCCGCTTGCATTCGACTTCCCAGCACCCCATCTGCGGCGATACGCCCTGCACAAAATAGACACCCTCGGAAGTCACGAGCTTGTCTTGGAAGACCGGGGGACCTTTGCCGTCCACATCTGGGTCCAGAATGGTAAAATGAATCATCTGCTCACGTCTCACGCCGGCCTGCTGCTGAGAGATGAACGCCATGCCGTTTGAACGCATGACTTTGATGTCTACGCCGCGCATCTGCGCGTTCACCCACGGCCCACCCGGCGACGTCGGCAGGGTATTCACGACATCTCTAAGCCATGCTGTGATTTCGGTTGGGTCCATATCTCTGCGCGAAACGGCAATTCAGAAAACAAAAGCGGCGCACCATATTCAGTGCGCCGCATGTTGAGTGATTGGACTTTCGGTTATTTCTGCTTCGCAGGCTTGGCGTCCGGCGCCTTGTCGGCCTTCGCGGGCGCCTTGTCGGCCTTCACAACAGGTTTTTCGACCGTCGTGATTGTGATGCCGACGTGTGCTCCCGCAGTCTTGAGCAATGCAGCGAGTTTCGCGGCCTCAAGCTCGGTCGAGATAACAATCTGCACGACCTGATTGGTCCGGATCGCTTTCTCGAGTTTGAGTTGATTCGCGAACGCGACCTGAAGAGCAAAATTACGGTCAGTCATGGGATTTGAAGTGTCAGAAAGAAGAAAGGAGGGGCTGCGCGGGTTGTCCGGCAGCCCCTCCTTTTGAATTAGCCGTTGGTGGTGATCTGGATGACGCCGACCGACTCGACGTCAGTCACGCTCAGCACCCAGTTCGCTGCGGTCTGGAGGTCAGAATCCGCCGGGCTCTCTGGAACCACACCGGCGACCTCAGCCGGCGTACCGACCCATTTTGAGCCGTTCACGTGCATGAAGAAATCGGTGCGGTCATAGACCGTGAGAGAGTTGATGGTGGCGTCGCCGAAGAGGACGAGGTGAGCCGTCTCGCCGATGGCGCCTTCGCCCATGGCTTGCGGCTTGTCACCCACTGCAACAACGCTGTTTTTGACAACGTAGGTGTCGTAGACTTTGCCGGACGTGGTGCCAGCGCGGACGAGACGCGAATCAGACACAACGGTGAACCCCTTGTAAGTCTTCGTCGCGGGCTTGCCTTCGGAATTCGGGAGGACCGAGATTTGGTCCTGAATCGTCAGAGCGGCTTCAATGTCAGGATGGCACCAGAGGATGCCGCCAAAAACGTCGGCCTTAAGCTCGCCGAGCTTCGCCATCGCGCGGATGAGGGCAGCGCCGCTGATGAGATTCGCAGAGGTGGCCGCGTCGCCGTCCTCGATGAACAGGTCATTGCGGAGCGCTTTGAACGCGCCGGCGAGACCCGCGCCGAAGAGCCCGCGGAACATGGCGGTCAGGATAACTGCGCGGTCCGCGAGGCGGGCGTCAGCAACCATGGACGTGATGTACGCGATGGGGTCATCGTTGCCGACCGCACGCGAAATTGCCGAAGCGCCGTGAACGATAACGCGCTGGAGGCGCGGCGCGACTTGGATTTGCTGCGTAACGTTGCCAACAGCGGGGGCAATGCCCTGGCGCTGCACGGACGAAGCCGGGCGCATCGGAGCGAATGACGGGACCGTGAGGGTGTTACCGCCGCCAGCCAAGAGGCCGTCGAACAGGTTAGAACGGTAGGTGATACCGGACGCGAGGATCGCACTGCCGGTCTTGGACTTCTGGACGACAGAAGGGCCAACGACTTGGGGTACGAACAGGTTAGCTAGGGTGGTTGCGGCCATGATGGTTTTTTATTTGTTTTCGGGCTTGGAATTGTGCGGACTGTGCGCACAGCCTTGGTCAAAAAAACGGGCTGTGCTTATACGCTTATGCGAAACGTCAATTTCGCGTGTTTTAGACCGCGAGCGCGGTGACCGCGGCGGCCTGCGCTTTCAGCGCAACAGCGAGTTCAGGGCTGCTGAGCGTGATTTCAGCCTGCTTCGTCTCGCTGTAGCCGGCGCCCTTCTTCCATGGGTTTTCGTACGCGTGCGTTGCGCCAGGGCCGACTGCCCCAAGGTTTACATCGGTGAGCAGACCGGAGCTCTTGATTTTCTCGAATTTGAGGCGGAACTCATCGCGCGACTTCTCGGCGAGCTTCACCGCTTCAGAAAGCTCCAGGATTTTCGCGTCGGAAGTCGTCTTGTGCGCACGGAGCGCAACGAGCTCAACAGCCTCAGCATCACGCTTTGCCGCAAGTGCAACGCGCTCTTCTTCGGCCTCGATTGCAGCCTTGAGAGCAACAACGGTAAGGGTCGGATCTTTCACGAGCAGGCCGACTGCGGCGGCAAGTCGCACGGGGCTCGCGGCGAACTCAGTTGCAAGCGTCGCGATGTTCGCGGGCACAGCCAAAGCGACCTTTTCGGGGACCACTTCGGAGGCGGAAGGCGTCACGGCAGGGGTCGCAAGCGCCACTTCGACAGCAGCCGGCGCGGTATCAGCAGCCGGAGCCGCCGCAGCAACCTCCGCCGGTTTGTTCGTTTCAGTCACGGGCACAGGGGCAGCAGGTTCGATGGTCATGGATTTTTTGGATGAAAGTTTGGCTTTGAGCTTTGCGAACAGCGTTGCGAAGAGCCCGGAAGTAGCCGCCGGGGTGCTGACAAAACAGGCGCACCCGACTGCGACCCACCTCGCGATGGGCATGGCGTCGATAGCTGCAAAATCGCTCGGCGCACACAGGTCAGACGCATGAGCAATGTATTCTTTGCCGTCCGCAGCTTGATAGACCCGCAACAGCGAGCCCTCGATAGACACTCCGCACTGCTCGGGGCACGTTGATGCGTATTCGATGAGGCGGATGATGTCCGGGTCTTTCAGGGCCGACGGGAAGAATGTGAAGGTCTCAGCGATGAGTTGATTCCCAACGATGCTGAATCCTTCAAATGCGCCTTGAGCGTGCAGGAACCCGTCGCCGTTGAGGTCTCGGCATTCATCATGCCCCACGAAACCCGGGAGTTTCTTCCCCTCAACAAGCGCAAGCGCGCCCTGCAGGCTGCTGAGGTCATTCCGAAAGTTCCAGCCCTTCGCCTCCTTAACCTCAAGGAGGACAACTTTGCGCAGCACACCGGCCGCGATATCCACATTTCCGGCGGACAGCTTCGTCGAAAGATTAACTTTTTGCGTCTGAGTCATACCGTTTTGCGAAATGTCAATCATGCCGCCTTGCGGAGCTGATTGCGGAGCATGTCCATCTCTGCCGCCGCGTCTTCTTTAGCCGCGGCGGAATCGGCGGGGTCCGCCTTCTGGGGAGCTGCCTTGCCGGCGGCGACCTCGCCCGGCAGCTTGCAGTATCGCAGCCATTCGAGCGGCACCTGCAACTTTGAGTAGTCTCCGCCCTCTTCGAGTTGGCCGCCGACGATGAGCATCCGTATCCAGAGGGCCTTGCGCGCCACGAAGACCTCTTCGGGGAACTTGCCGACGCGGCGCCACTCTTCCTCGAGGTCGGTGAGTCCGCAGGCCATGCGGTCTGCCGCGGCCTGCGCGTCGCGCTGCTCATCAAGAACAGCCGTAGCGCCGAACGCATACTCGATTTTTGATTTCGCGTTTTCAGGACGCGGAGGAAGGTCGCCTTCGTCGATGAATTTCTGGATTCTCCACAAGCTAAGCGGCTCGAGGAACGACTCTGTTGCAAAATCAAGCAGCGATGCCCTGCGACCCTGCCACTGCGTCCCGATCCCCTTATAGCCCGAAAACGTACTGTCCTCCGTGCCCCCCCACCAAAGCTGCCGAGGGCATCCGATCACGGCCGAGATGGTGTTCAGCTTAAGGACGAGTGATTCCGCGTGCTCAGTGGTCTGATAAACTGGGATGTACGGTTCGAAATCTTCGCCGACTTCGAGGCGCACGAGCGTGTTGTGCTCAAGGTTCACCTTCTTCTTCTGCTGCTTCTGCTGAGCTGCCAGAGCCGCTTCCGGGGTAGACGGAGTCGACAGGCCATTGCCGGCGACAAGGTTGGCGCCGAACGGCACCTTGCCGGCATTTTCCGGGAGCATCTTGATAACGCCGCCCGTGAAATTGGCCGCAATCAGCTGTGCGGTCTTGCCCATATCCATGGCGTAGAGATCGCGCGCGTAGGTCAGGACGGGGTTGAGCCATGGCAGGCCTCGGCCCTGGCACACGCGGTCGGGACGGACGTCATGGATTACCATTTCGGCCGGGATTACCTGCCCGGCGGCGTAATCAATCATACCCGAGACGAGCTGTCTGCCGATGCGGTAGCCGGTTTTCTTGCCGTCTGCATCGTAGATGATGCCGTTGAGTTCCCCTGAAGCGGGATTCCCGCCGAGCGGCGAACCGACAAATTCCGAAGGGACGGACTTGTAGTGCCCGTTTGCAAACTTGAGATAAAACATCTCGCCCGTCATCAAATGCTCCTGGACGCGGATACGCTCAGTCGTCCGGAGGCTCTGTCCGTTGATGTCTGACGCCTTCGCCCACTCCGCCCAAACAGCGTCCAGCATCATATCCCAGGTGTGGTCACCGGACCGCGAACGCAGCGTGCTGTACCCCAAAAGGTCGGGGAGGCCCATCACGAGCGCGGCAATGAAAGGATTGTTCCGGAACTCTTTACGCAGTCGAGCAATAGCGACCCACCGCACGTCCGTCGTGAACAGCATGTCTTCATGCGTGAACGGCGCCGTGTACCCGAACTCGCGCGTCCGCGAAATCGACGCCGAATCGTAGTAGCTGCTCGTGATAATCTGTCCGCCGGAAGTTGAAGCTAGAGCGCTCATTGTGTGATATTGATTAGGTAAACGTCATCCCCCGCGCGGAACCCGCACTCAGCCTCGGCACTGATTAACTCGGCCTCCTTGCGGGCCAGACGGGCCTGCAACGCCGTAAAGCTGCCAAAGGTCCCGCCGACGCCGTTGGGGAGCGAGATGGACTGCCCCAGCGTCAGGACGCGGTCTACCGCAGCGCGTGCGCGCAGGACCTCCGTCCGCAAGCGGCCAACTTTCTCAAGGGGTGTTTCGCAACCATTTAGATCCGGCATACCCTCCTTAAAAAGGTCAACCGGCCGCCGCGGCTACCGGAAGCGCCTTAACTGCCTCCTTCATGCCGTATTGCGCGGCAACGGCCTGCATTTGCTCCACAGTAGATTTCGCCATCGTGTTCATGTAGCCGACCACAAAACCGTCGACCGCGCGGTTGAACTGTCGACGGGCCTCGGGGTTGTCCAACGTCGGGGACCGGTTTGTGAACCTGATATACGGGAAACCCCGCCGCGTTCCGCTCGCGGCCTCAACTTGTCCAGGAAACCGCTTCCCCTTGTAGTTCGCCTTTGCCGCCAGACCGGAGCGACTGCTCTTGAGCGTGATGCCGAGTTTGTCCGCGATCTGAAAATACGGAAGGACGGTGAGCCCCCTCGACTCGTACATGATGTCGTAATAGTGCCGGTAGGCGCGGCGAAACGACCGTGAGTCGACGCCCTTCTTCTCAAGGTCCGCCGTCTGCTTCTTCCACCCGGCCCGCCCCTCCGCCAGTCGCGCGCTGAGTTGGGCCCACAAGTCGTCCGGATACCGCCAGTTGGTGTCGGCTTTGAAAGTGCGGCGGGTCTGCAGGTCGATAATCCACTCCGCACCGTCCTTTTTATTAACGTAGTAGCTCCAATTCCCCATGCGGAAAGACTTCATCGCCTTCTCCGCCCGGTGCTTCGCAACAGACTCTATGCTCCCGACATTCGCTTTCGGGCTGAAATCGGCCGCACGTTCGAGCAGTTTCCCGACCATGTTATGCTGGATAGTCGAGGCCTTGCTTGCGTCCGCGATCTGCATGTCGAGATGCGTGAACATCTTGTTCAGCAAGTCGGTGTTGAGGACGTTGATTTCGAGCTGAGTCATGACCTACGCGAAATCGTCACTTCCTCAGGATGCTTCCGGCTGACTCTGACGCCTCCGGTAGGGCGCTCTCTGGCGTCTTCGCGGCGCCACGGGTCAGGCGACCGGACCAGTCGTAAAGCTGCCAGAAGTGGACATAGAGCGCCGCGATGTATTTTTCGCAGTCGTTCCGGTGATTGTTGCCGTCGGGGGAGAACCATTCCCAGATGGGCTTCCCTGCCATGCGCGTCCCCTTTGCAGGGCGCCGGCGCTCATTGATGATTTGCAGGATGTAGGCGTTGTATGCGGCGACGGCTTCAACAGTTTGCGCGGGGGTGAAGGTGTAAAACCCCTTGATGATACCGGCGTACTTCTTCTCCAATTCGACTTTGACGTCGTAAGCAGACATCGTGAGCACGTTAATCAGGTGCATCTTTGCATGAGCAGTGCCGGAATAGGGGTCACGCTCTTCCCACGTGAGCTTCGTCTTGCTCCATTCGACCGCCTCGGCACCACACCAGTTGAGGCCTTCTCTCGAATACTGCATGATAGCTTCCACCGTTCCGCCCCTGCGATCCTCGTACTGGATATCGATGATGCACGCAGACGGGCAGTTGAACTTCGCGGAATAGTGCCGTTGCAGCAGAGCAAGGTCCGAGTAGTTAAGGCATGTCCCAGTCTCCACGAGATAACTCTCCGCAGTCGCGTAGTTGAACGCGCGAATCACGAACTCAAGACGGTTCGCCTGGACGTCGCCGCCGATGAGCAGCAGGTGAGGGACGAAGTCCTTTGGCAGCTCCCCTGCTTTGTAGGGGCGCATTAGATGCTTCATCTTCGCCGCCGTCAGCGAAACGATGTCTTCCGAATACGGGATGCCCCAGACCTGATTCCAAAAGTCGCGGCTGTTCGTGACAACTAGGCCGCCACGCTTGGTCGCGAGGTAGGCCCGCGCCATGGGTCCGAAGTTGTTTTTGTCGTCGGGTCCGACAAGGCCGTTCACCTGATACGAGCGAATGGTTGGGTCCGCGTGGGGGTTCGTCTGAATCCATTCGCCAAGGTCCACGGCAGCCTTGCGCTGCTTGTTGTCCCAATGGGCGTCGCAGGTGTCGCTGCGGCAGACGTAATGCGCTGACGCTTCGACCCGAGCCAGGTCCCAATTCCCTTCATCATCGCGTGCGGCTGGGTCCCATTTCAGACCCCACTTAACCTCACGGCCGCCGAACTCCATCACCTGCATCATGCCGCACGCGTGACACGGCACCTGCCATTGAAACCGGGTGCCGCGCAGGTAGAACTGCCACAGCTCCGAATCGGTGTTTGAGGGGGTAGACGAGATGAGGTGCCGCCGCGTGCTGTTGTAGGACTCGGTCCGGTGGCGGACAAGTTCGAGGACAGACGCCTCCGTCCCGGATGCTTGAAGAAATTCGCCGGCCTCGTTGAGGAATATCCACTCCGCCGTCTTGCCCTTGCCGGCCGCAGTCGACCGCGACCCCTTGAACACGATGGATGTGCCGGACGTGTAGATTTTTTTGCTGAGCGCGTCCTTGTCTGTGTTCTTCGGCTTCAGCGCCCGAAACTCCGGGTTCGCGTTAATCATCGGCTCGAGTTCGAGCTCCACGAATTCGCGCGCGTTCTGCGCGTTGTCGTTCATCCACAGCAGCGGACCCGGCGCCCACCGAATCTTGTAGAGCACGCCGCACTTCAGGATGAAGGTTTTGCCGACGCGGGTGGGTCCGATGAAGATGATGTCGATAACGCCCGGGCGCTCAGTATCGTCCAGGGGCTGCTTCAGGTATGCGCGGCCCCTCCACGACAGGGTGCCCGGCTTTGCCTCAGTGCCCTTTGCGGGAATGTATAGTCCAACGACCCGCTGGGAGGGGCGCAGGCGCGGCGAATACTGGAAGAAGCTCGCGGCGAACGCTGAGCATGTCTCTGCCGCGTAGGTCACTCGTCTCCCCCCTCAGGACCCGCCGCCAACTCTTTCTCGATCATCGGCACCACGACGAGGTGCATCTTGCGGATTTCATCCACGTGCTCGTCGATAATTTCTTGTGCCGCGATCAGGTCGAGGCCTGGGCAAATCTCCTTGAGCTTCGGAGCTACCGTGGCGCCGAGCTTTTCATACCTGTTCGCGATAACTCCGAACAGCCCGCCGCTGATGCCTTTGATTTCTTCGATGGTTATCAGCTCCTTGCGCTTGAGCTGCTCATCTAACAGCTGCTTACGCAGCGTCATGGACAGGGTGGTCGCGGACGCGAAGTTGCTAAGCGCGGACTTGAGGGCACCGCCGCCCATCTTCCCGGCCAGCCGGAGCATGCGGAACGCGTCGTTCTTCGCGATGACCCACTGCTGGAGCGAGACTTCTTCGTATGAACCTTCGAACACGGGCTCCACGTCCGGTTCTCCGCTGCCCTGTTGCTGCCCGTTTGCGGGCTGTTCTGGGGGTTTTGATGCCGGCGGCGGGGGAAGTGATGCAACTGCGGCTGCCGCGGCGGCGGCGGGGTCTTTGGCGCGGGACACTTTGGCGGCGAACTGCCGGTTTGGGTTGGGCGGCATGTTCATCGCGCGCCAGTTGTTCGCCTCCTCTTTCGAGAATACCGGGGGCATGCCCTTCTCTGACCGAGCGCGACTTACGTATGATGGGTCGACGTTCCACTCCGCGGCGATCTGAACTCCCGTGAGGGCCTTGCGGGTTGGGGTGGTGGTCTTGGAGCGGGGTTTGGTCACACCCTTGACCAATTGGGCAATCTACCTCTGACGGGGGGCCATTTATTGACCAATTTTGCAATTTTTGGCTCTCGGAAAAGCACCGGGCTGGCTCCGCACCTCTGGTGAATAGATGGCCCAGGAGGACCCATAATAGCCTCTCCAAGGCCCTATCTCTCGCGGGGCGACAGGGGATACCACTCTTTGAAACGCGGGGCTAGGAATGGCCTTAGAATCGAAATCGGCCTTTTTGGGTTTTATGCTTTTCGCCTGCTTTCAGAAAGCTCCCTATCCTCCCTATCACTCCCTAGCCGTTTTTGAACAGGTTTTACTAGGGAGTTTCATAGGTAAAATAGCGTTTTACTCCCTAGCAAGTCTCCCGTACGTATCTGCAAATATTATTTGATTGGTTGGGGGGGTGGGTTGGTTGAAATCATTCGAAATAAAATATTGTTAGGGCTGGGTTTGGGCAAACATAGGGAGAAATGAGCTAAAGCGTTGGTATCCCTGTGAGATGCGTCAGAAACGGGCATAGGGAGGCATAGGGAGGCTAGGGAGGCATAGGGAGTTCGGCATCGGGGCGGTGTTCTGGGGGTGCTTTTGCCTGCCGTTGCAATTGTGAAAAAAATTTAAGCGTGTTGTACCAGGATAGAAACCGGTATCAAACCGGCCTCAAATCGCTCCCCTTTTTTGGTGTCGGATTACGTATGGTGCCTGCAACAACGAGTACTTACGTGATGTTGCAAAACCGGCTAAAACACCCGTTCAGAGCCATCCCGACGCCTTGAAAACCAGGGTAGTGTTGCAACGACTTACGTAACTGCAACAGGCGTTCTTTGTGCGCACAGTCCGCACGAGTTGGCATATAAGGGCATGAGCCCTACCCCCTCCGGCTACACTACCCAAGAGCAGCGCGCCGCCCGGCGCAAACAAACAGAATGGGGGCCCGCGAACATCACGCAGCACAAGCGGTGGCTTGTGTACCTTGGCGTTGCTAATCCCCGTCAGAAAGGGGTTATCCAGACGCCGCGGGCGTCATACGAGCACCGCCTTGTATGGCTGAAGCACAACCCGGGTTGCGTAATCCCCAAGGGGTTCGTCATTCACCACATCGATGAAGACCCGCTCAACAACGTAATTTCGAATTTGCAGATGATGAGTGTTGCCGAGCACATTGCCCACCACCGCCGCGGCATCTATCAGTGCGACAAGGTCGACGGCTTGCATGTCAAAACCTGCAAAATGTGTTCAGTCCTAAAGCCCATGACTGATTTCAAAGTGAACGGGTACAGCCGGACCGGAACTAAGACCTACAAACCTGTTTGTAGCGCGTGCTACAGGGCCCACTGCAAACCAACCCGTCGGCTAAAGTCCGCAGCATGATGACTCCTAGCGGAACACTGAAGTGCATGGATAAGGCCTACTATGCCCATGGCTATGAGGGTGTTTCTGAGGTGGCGACGGAACAGGTTTTGCTAGGGAATGATGCCGTTGAGTTCATCGGTCAGGACGACCGTTTTGTGTGTGATCGGTTTATCGTGAGAATCCCAAACTGCTACTTCAACCGCATGGAGAAGGTTGTTTATCTCAACCAAGGGAAAGGGCGCCGGCTGGGCGTAGGCCAACGAGTTGCTGTAGCCTGGACCCCGCCGTCCAATAAAAGGTCGCATCCTAACGGCATCCCGATCTAGTCGGTGAATGAGCAACTTGCAGACATGGAGTGAGGGCGTGTGGCGGGAGGGCGAGGTCCTCGAAGGCTCAGATTTTTACAGGGTCCGACGCGCCCCGGCAGTCAAACCACTGTCGCTGTTCGTCTGGAACCATCCAGGTGACGACTACCAGCAGCTGCAGCGAAAAGCCGTCGTTGCTGACCTCGTGAAGTGGCTCAATGAGGGAGTCGAGCCGTCGTGGTTCGGCACGATTCAGCCGGATGAACTCGAATCTGCCTTCCGCACGAAGAAGCGCGGGTCGAGGGTCCAAGTTGTCGTGCGTCCGGCGAGCGAAAGCGCGGCAGATGTTGCCGCATCGAACGCGGAGGCGGCGGAGATTGCGGCCAAAATCAAGCGACGCGAGCGCTGACGTGCATCTCTGCGTCTATGAACGACGCAATGCACATCCGAACCATCGCGGACTACTGGCCATCTGCGCGCGCTGCTGAGATTCAGGCCTTTCACCTCGCCCGCAACCCGGAGATTGTCTGGGCGTTAATCGCGTGCAAAGCGTGGGTGTCGTTGCTGCCGCTTGCGCTGCTGATTGAGCACGATATGCCGCGGGACTTTGCCCAGACTGACCCGGCGTTGTATCGGACCATACGGAAGGCGTTGACAGAATTGCACGTGCAGGGGCTTGGAAGCATGACGGCCGCCGCGCTGCTTGCGGAGCTATCTAAGGTGTCACGCGGAAAGTGCGCACAGTGCGGGCCGGGTGGCATCTAAGGGCACTGGGCATCCGAAAGGTGTAAGTCCCAGCTAATGACTACCCCTATGCTGCCCAACCAACATCCTGCCGATTATTACATCACAGCCCCGCGTGAAATCGTTGAACACTGCTTAGGAACGCTGAATGAGAATCTCCTGCTGCTTGCCAAGGAAAGAGGAGGCGTGCCAGGCGCACCGTGCGATTACTACATTCTTAACCGAGCATCTCATCCAATCGGAGGTGGATTCACTCCCGTGTTTTTGGGGTTCCAGAAGGGGAATCCTGCGGATGGGATAAACGGTATCTCGCAAGAGGTGCTCTTGGCGGTGGTGCTTGACCGGCTGCGCGTCATGCAGGCCGGCGAGTTTTCGTGCGTACATAATGCCTTTGCTGTTGAGCTTCTTAAAGAGGCTCTAGGATGGCTTCAACAGCGTGAACGCGAAAGGGCTAAGCGCGGCGTCTCTGGGCTGCCGGTTAAGTAACCGGAAGCGCTACCCCCTCAAATCCCAAACATGAAATCAAAGACACTAACCCTGTTCCTTGCCAGCGTCACTGACCCGCATGCACGCTGCGACGACCCGATGACGACGCATTACTACATCGCCGCGAGAGACGCATGTGAGGCTGTTGACTTCGCCAGGGAGTACGCAAGCCCGCCCAGGACGGTGCGTGTCGAGCATGTGCACAACCGCGTCGAAGTGGTCACGGACGCTACCCCGTCGCCGGCGTGAGGGTTGAAACCATTACCACCCCCCACATAACCCCGCTCCAGGTGTGCGGTTCTGCATGGGCGCGCGGAGGTTATGCCGCTGTGCTTGAGGCCGCGACTCCGATGATTCTGTTGGGGACCCCGGGCGTATTCTACGAAGACGATCACGTTGAGGTCCACGGCGAGATAGGGGAATATCGCGGATACGCGCTCTACATTTTCGACGGAACACGGCGCTGGGAGCAAACTGGGCTAAGCAGCGCCGAGTTGCGTCGCCGGCTGAATGAGCTAAAATCCGAACACGTCAAAGCGTGTCGAGTATTGGAACGACTACGTCGAAGATACGAGCGCGCTACGCCGGCGACGGCGTGATGGTTGATTAGTTGGGAGAGTGACCGCTGCTTGACGAACCTCCGTCCGTCGGCCCAATTTCGGCCAATGGACGAAATCTCGCACCGGGATGAGTGTGACGCCGCGTGGGTGGCGAAAGGCTTCCCTGGGGTGGTAGAATGGTCAACGCGGGCCATCCTTGCCGGCGTTGAAGGTGTGACCTACCGGCAGGCAGACAACCAGATGCCATTTGACCGGGTGTGCGTCCCTTCAAGCGTTGAGACGTTGCCGAACGGGGATTGCGTCTACCGATACGCTGTCGAGTTTCACGACATCGGCGACGGCGTGCGGGTCGATTCGTTGGGCGGCGTGACGGACTGGACCCCACCGCATCTTTCGCGATGCAAACCTGCGTTGACCCCAAAGCCGCGACGGTCAAAGTCCGGAGGAACTCTCGCATGAATCACCTTTTCTACGGCGACAACCTAAGCGTGATGCGTGAGCACATTCAGAGCGAGACGGTCGACCTCGTCTACCTGGACCCCCCGTTCAACAGCAAGAGAGACTACAACCTGCTTTTTAAGTCGCCTGCCGGGCATGAGAGTGACGCGCAGATAACTGCGTTTGAGGACAGCTGGCACTGGGGGCAGCAAGCCGAGAGCGAGTTTGACGAGTTGCTGGGGCAGCCGAACACGTCGGTTGCGGAGATTATGAGGGCGCTGCGGGCCTTCCTTGGTGAGAACGACCTCATGGCATACCTGACCATGATGGCGAGCCGCCTGCTTGAATTGCACCGCGTTCTTAAGCCTACGGGGTCGCTCTACCTGCACTGCGATCCTGCCGCCAGTCACTACCTTAAAATCGTCCTAGATGGCGTGTTTGGACAGGAGAGCTATCAGAATGAAATCGTGTGGAAGCGCACGACAACGCACAGTGACAGCAAGACGTGGAGCCGAGTCACGGACTCAATCTTCTTCTACACCAAAAGCAGCGAGTTCGTTTGGAACACTCCACGGGACGAGCATTCAGACGAGTATCTTGAGTCGAAGTACAGGCATGATGATGGCGATGGCCGGGGGCTCTACCAGCTCGACAACATGACCAGTCCAAACCCGCGTCCGAACATGATGTACCCATGGAAGGGGTTCCAATACCCGGAGAAGGGGTGGCGGTACTCGAAAGAGACCATGGCCAAGTTAGATTTAGAGGGCCGCGTCTGGTATCCAACGACGAAGGATGGCGACCTTGATTTCACGAAGCGCCCTCGATTGAAGCGATACCTAGAAGAAGGAACGGGCGGCGGCGTGATGGGCACCGTCTGGACTGACATCCCGCCAATCAACTCCCAGGCCCAGGAGCGTCTCGGATACCCGACCCAGAAACCCCTCGCACTACTTGAGCGCATCATCGAAGCAAGCAGTTCACCGAACGCAGTAGTGCTGGACCCTTTTTGCGGCTGCGGAACCGCCGTGCACGCCTCCCAAAAGATGGGACGCAAATGGATCGGAATCGACATCACTCACCTGGCAATTTCTTTGATTGAGAAGCGGCTGAAAGACGCCTTTGGGGCGAAGTGCAAGTTTGAGGTTCACGGCACCCCGAAAGACCTAGACTCCGCTCGGGACCTAGCCGCGCGGGACAAATACCAATTTCAATGGTGGTCCGTTTCGCTCGTTGAGGCGCAACCTTTTGGCGGCAAGAAGAAGGGTGCCGACGGCGGTATCGACGGCCTGAAATTTTTCCATGACGTCGATAAGGCCGGCGCCCGGAAGATCGTCGTCAGCGTCAAGGGTGGGGCGCTCAAGGCGGATGACGTCCGCGCGTTGAACCATGTCAGGGAGCGAGAGAAGGCCGAAATAGCCCTCTTGGTGAGCCTGAACGAGCCGACCAAGGGAATGACGGGCGACGCGGCCGCAGCGGGCTTCTACGTGTCAGCAAACGGCCGCAAATACCCCAGAGTGCAACTGCTGACGGTCGCTGGGCTGCTGTCGGGCGCGCAACGTGCCGAGCATCCCGACTACAAGCCTGATTTGACGTTCAAGCGGGCCGCGCGGGAAAGCACGGACACTCAGACGGCGCTTCAGCTTTAGGGATAGGCAGGGGGTCCCGGCGGAGTCATCCCGTCGGGCGCATGTGCGCACAGTTGGGGCGACGCGGCATCTAAGGGTACCCCACCATGAGAACGACCCAGCACGACATTGATGAAGGCACCCCGCTCGTTCCGACCGAACAGCCCCGGGTTGATGGACAGCGCTACCGTCTGTCAGGCAAAGACGACGAGAACGGGCTGCAGCTGTTTATCGCAGATGATGCCGGCCCGTGGAAGCGGATCTACGGCTCAATCGTGGCAGTTTAAGTGACCAGCTTATGAAAACACTCGGTGAGATTCTTACGGCTACGCCCGACCGCCGCATTCGCGGGTTTGAGGGGCAGCCGAGCACGTTCCGTGAACTGCTTGCGTTGCTTGATGTCGTTAACCCGGGCGTGTCGAAATGCGACGCGGTCTTCATGGACAACATCGATGTGCAGGGGCACGGCATGATTTACATGCTCGATAATCGCTACGGCAGTCGGGCGGTTTGCGGTGTTAAGCCAGCGCAACGATACGACCGGATGGGGAACCCATTAACTTATGAAAATTAGCGATCTGAAACGCACTAACCCAAAGACCCGACGGATAAAGAACTTCGATGTCGCCGGTAAGCTCGTGTCGACGTTTCGAGTCGATATTTTGTTCAATGGAGAAGTCACGATTTCTGCGCGCAAAAAACCGCAAGTGAACGAGGTTATCGAGGTCGACGGCAAATCCTACGTCATCGTCGCGACCCCGTCCCAAGGGCGCTCGCCGTGGCGCTGCACCGTGTGGGGCATTTCTTACCCATGAAGATTCATCGGATAGACCGCATTCCCGACATGTTCGCGCCGGACAGTGACTGGCCGTATGCGTCGAAAGACCTAGAGGATTACTACCCCGGCCTGGATGGTGTGATTCCCGATTGCGTTGTCGAGGTCTGGTATTGGTATGGAACCGCTCCTTACGAGGGCGTCGGACATATCATCCTCCTTGATGACGCCGGCCGGTGGTATCATCACGATATGGGGCATTGTTCATGTTTCGGACCCCTCGACAAGTTGTCACTGCGCGGCGATGGCCATGCGTCCTACGCAGAGCTGCATAGCACGTTCAGCGATGCGCTAGCCGAACAGACCATGCTCATTACTACCGAGATAGCACTGACGACTCTAAAAGCGCTTCGTCGCCGTATCCTAGCAACTCCGAGCGAATACCGGACAGCTCCCCTTTCCGTTGCGATAAAGGTTCCCGACATTTTGCGCTGACGTGTGCGCACAGTGCGTGCGACGGGGCATATAAGTTGTATGAGTCAAACAACTATCGACCCTGTGAAATCGGTTAAAGTGGCGAAGAAGGCTAGGTTCGTCCCATCGCCGTCGCCGGCTCAATACAAGCGGTATCTGCTGAAGAAGTCCCTCGCGGAACTGTTCGCTGATTCCGACAAAGACCCGTCGCGCGCGAAGTCGCGGATTGAGAAGCGGGCTACCAGAAAGAAGGCTTTTAACAGCCGTTGGAACGAGATGGGCGCGGCGGCGCGTGCGGCATACGTTGAAGCCAGGAAGGCTCGCTTCCCCGAGTTTTACGCAGTGGAAACGGATGAGTCCGCTTCGCTGCATGCGGATATCCAGGCGCTCATTGAGTTGGCGCGCAAGGACCCTGCCGGATTCATGTCGAAAGTCGCGGCGGAACAGCCCCCGGCTTGCGCTGAGCCGTCCGCGAAGACGGACGACATGGCCCGCGCGGGAGGTGCTGCGTGAGCAGCGCTCCAAAAGTCGAACGCGTGCTGACACCCGAGCAGCGCCATGATGCGGCTCTCTCCGCCATCGTAAGCGCCATCACAGCCCGTGTCGGGCGCGTGCTGGCAGCTGAGCCGGTTTGCGCGGCTGACGACGCACCAGCGGCCTTTGTGGGCGATTACGAGCAGGTCATGGAGTTCCACAAGCACAACGTAGAGCGCGGGAAGATCGTGCTGCTGTCGTGCAACGCGGCCGGCGACGAATACGCGATCCGCTACGTCGGCGAAGCCAATTGATTCCATGAAAAACAAACCACCCCTGAAGGATTTCGGACCCAACCCGAAGCACAACAAACACGCGCGACGGACTCGACTGCGCGCCCAGCCGGGCGACTTCGTGCGCAACCCCAACGACCATGCGACACTCGTAATTTCACAGAGCCCGTTTTCCCGCAACCGCAGCAAGTACCAACCCCGTCCGTCCGTGACGATGGGAGACGTGCTCACAATCAATCTCACGCTGCCGTGACCTACGCACAGCGATACCTCATCGGACTCACCGTTGTAGCCGACGGCGCCGGATTCGCCTTCGTGGCGGCCTTCGGAGGCGGTCTGACGATGGGCATGCGTGTCGCCGCGTCGGTTATGCTTCTCAACTACCTCGTGCGCTGGACTCGATTCCGAATCCGACTCTGGCGCTACGTCCAATTTATCAAGTCGTTCAGACACTAACTTTCTCCGCAGCAATACTGTCCGGGGAGAACCCGGAAGAGGCTTTGTTGTAGCCCATATAAACAGCTGGCGGAGACCTATTTAATACCATGACCCCGGACAAGACCACCCAACTGACTCTCGAGTTTGTCGAGATTACGAACGAGAACGCGCTGGGACTGATTAACGCAGCCCGCGCCCAGGAGCGCGTCGGCAAGGCTGACTCGACAACCCACGTCCAAAACGCCGCACGGGCGCGTTTGATGGTTGGCCGTGTGCTCAGCCACATTCGCGACACCCAGGGCACCGCGCGGCTTCGCCGGGCCGTCGAAGAGGCAAACATCCCGGACGCCGCAGGCTACATGGATATGTGGGAGCGCAGGTCGCAGATCGTGCCGATGCTGAGTGAGCCAAACTTCCTCCTGAGCATCGAACGTCTCGTCCCAAAACCCCGCGCGCAGCGCGCTGACCACTCGTCCGACGCAGTTGTCTTGATGCGTGCGAGCGCTGACGAGCGTGCGCGTGGAATGCCGCTAGTCGACATGACGGAGCAGCTCGAATTGCGCCGGTCCAACCTCATCGCGGCCTGCCGTGCAGACTGTAAGTCCATCTTGGACTTCGCGTGGGCAATCGACCGAGGCGAGACCCCCTCGGCGGATGAATATGCAATCATGCAGCGCATCCTGTCCGACATCTCAACCGCCAGCTAAAACCCATGAATACCCCCGATACCACATCTAAGAAAGACTTCCTGAAACAAGGCGTCTACGTCATCGCCTCCGGACATCACGGCCAAGTCGAAATCGTAGATGCGAAGTTCTGCGCAGGTGTTAATCCGCGACTCAATTTACACGCGTTCTACGAAAGGGGAGTCTTCGGCAATGGGATGCGCCGCTATTACGTGGCATCTGACATGATTGAACACTTCCCGAGTGTTAGTATGGCAGAGGCGGTAGCGGTCTTCGATGAGCCTCACCCGTCCTTAGCCTCCAGTCTTTGGGGCGCGAGCTTCGGTATCCCCTACAAGGACGGCGTCCGCGTCGAGGGAAGCCCTGAGGGGTATGACGGCAGCGATAGTAGCGGCTGCCCTGGCGCGGATGGGACAGTTGGTGTCGCTGGGCATCCTGTCGGTGCTACGGGCGTTAACGGCCCTGATAGCGCGAAGTCCGAGGGCTGGGATGGTCCCGTCGGTATCAACGGACGTGATGACGTGGAGGGGCTTGGAGCGCCGGCAAACATCAACGGCCATGAGGGGACGTCCGCGATCCATCTCAATGCTGGTCATCCGACGGTCCGCATCACCGACCCGCGCAAAACGGCGGTGTTCTCGTTTGAAGCCCCGAAGTCGCAGTGACCCTGCACCCATTTAACCCCATGAAAAATAACGCAATCGACTTCACTGTTTTGGCAATTGTCGCTTTCTCCTCATTCTTCGGCGCGACGCTAGTTAGTTCCATCATTGACTCTGTGGAGGAGCCTTCTCTGCGAGAGATTAGGCGCAAGGCGTTTGATGAAGGACGATATCAAACCCTCTTGAGCGCGGCGAAGGCGGGCGCGGGGCACTACTCCATTAGCCCGGTTTCCGGAAACAAGGTGTTCATCTGGAATGGTGCCGACGGTGTTGAGGTGGTCGGTTATTCTTGGCCAAAGCCATGACGCTGCGCCCCTCTACCCCCCCCCTTGTTTTGTTGATGTTGGCCGGTGCGGCGGACGTCGCCACGACGCTGACTGTCCTTCATTTGGGCGGGCAGGAGCGGAATCCGCTGCTTGTATCGCTCGTGCAACACCCGCCGCTGTTTGTTGCGCTGAAGGTCTTCGTGCTGCCGTTGTTGGTGGCGCCGTTGGTGCATCTGACGAATCGGATGGGAATCGCGGCGCTGACGTCGACGCCGGCGAATGCGCAGTTGCTGGGGGCCTTGATGGGGTTCCTCGCGGCGACGCTGAACGCGGTGACAATGACGGTGCTGTTGCTGTGCCGCTGACGCCATGATTACCGACCACATAGACCTAGACGCATGGGAGGCCGAAGGGCTGAACGCGTTCCTCATTGATGAATTCGGTGAAGGACGGCGGGAGTCAGCCGCGCTCTTCCTGCGGCTAGACAAGCGCGGCGGGTACTCTGCCGTTGCTGGCGCAGATGTCACGACGGTCCTTGGTGCGCGTGCCGTGCTGGACAGCATGCGGGCAAATGAAGCGCTCTATCCCGGGCGTCGTTGCCTCGTCCTGCTGCGGACGTGGTCGCAGATGGTGGCGTGGGCGTTCATGGACGCCGCGAAGACAGTGCCTCTTCACACCTTGGTTGTCAGCCTGGACAGAGTATCCCCCACCCCGTTCGTCGAACCCCCTACCCCTAGTCCCCATGGCTGATTTTCGAGACTTCCTAGACCAGGACCAAAGCGCAGAGCACGTTCAGCTTGACGAGAACATGCCCGAAGCCGCGCGGCTGCGCGTGACGCAGGAGACGACCGCGGCGGAGATTTGCGTGACGATTAACCACCTGTTGCATCAAATGCACCTGCGGAACCCCGATTGGACGCGGAGTTGGTTCTTTCGGACGCACAACGCGCTGAAAGCCGCTCAGACCCACTACGTGACTGAGATCGTGCTCGCAGAGTGCGCTAATCAGCCGCAGGTGGGGCCTTCTGGGTTGGGCCGACGCTACCGGATATCTAAGCAGGCGTGCTCGAAGGGCACGAAAGACGGCATTGAGCGCGTGAGGTGCGTCGACCCGTCACTTGCTGCGCGGATTGAAGTGAGCCGCGCGAAGTGCACGGACCTTGGCGATGGTCCCGACAACTACTGTCACGCGACCTCTGCTGACCTGCCTTCGGAGTGGATTGGCGACGGCGAGGCCCGCCTTGCAATCGTGAACGGACGCCCGCGGTCAGTCGTGCTGCTACCGCACCCCAAAAAGCCGTCCCGCCTTATCGTGCACTGCGTCACGACGCTCGAAGACGTCACCGTCTTGCGCGTGAACGTCTACGTCCGCGTTGAGAAAAACGGCACCGTCACGATCCACATCCGATGAAAAGCATATCCATCAGCGTTTACTTCGACATTAAGGACCCTTCGGGGGCAGCAAAGCGCCTGACGGGGTATCACAGCCCCCCGCGCACCGGACGGCTCCACACGGGCTTCGAGACTGGGCCAGGCGGTGCGGTTGAGACAATCGTGGAGTCCGCCATCGGACTGTTCACACTTTACCCGGACGGCGCATTCCGGTGGTTCGCGGACACTGACGTGACGCTCGATAACATCGCGACGAGTCTCGATAACTACCGGTGCGGACGGTTCGTCTTTCACGACCGCTTTTAGGGCATTTTGTGTGCGCACTGTGCGCGCTTTGAGGCATCTAACGGCATGACCCCGTTCTCCTTCCCATTCGCCGGCATGCTCGCCGTGCTATTCATCGGTTTGAAAATCACCGGGCTCATCGCGTGGAACTGGTTTTGGGTGCTGTCGCCGCTCTGGATTCCCCTCGCGCTCGTGCTTGCATTTTTAGGCATCGTGTTCGTCGCCGGCGCATGCGTTGGCGCATGGAAGCAACTGATGCCGAAGGATGATAGCGAGGACTGACGCGATGTCAGTTGACGAAATACTTTCAGGTGAGGGACGCCCAGTAGCTCCTGTGGAGCTGCCGTCAGTGGGGGGGCGTCCCTCATCCTGTTCCTACTACGTTCCGGAGCCCATAACCTCTATTGAACGACAGGCATTCTCATATCATCTTAGGGAGATAGTGATAGCCCGCCTCAAGCGGGAAGTCTTCGTGATGTTGCTAACGTCCATTGAGCAGGACCTTGCAAGTCTGGCTGGGGCCCCAGCCCGCGAGGTTCCGGACCGTGTGGAAAAATAGGTCCGATGAATACGACTACGATATCGGACGACAACGACGAGCTAACGCTTGAGCAGGCGCTGGCCTACATGGGGATGAAACCATCTGCGTTTCTTGCGTGGCGGCGCCGCTGGGGCGTGAAAACGCTCTCGGGGCGCAGATACTCCCGTGAGCAGCTTATCGCAGCGCGCAAGCGCGAGGCCGCCGCGAAAGGCGGCCCCAGGGAGCAATCGCCATGACAACTACTCGAAAGACATTCCCGGCGATGGCCTCTCTTGGTGCACTCCGTGATGAGTCGCCAACTCTCGTTATCGACACCCGCGAGCAGGACCCCCTCGAATTCAAGGAGTTCGACTCAATCCGTGCGACGCTGACAACCGGAGATTACAGCATCCGAACGGCGGAAAATCGGTTCGCCGTGGAAAGGAAGAGTATTCCCGATCTAATCGGCTCGCTTGGCGGACCGAACGGCGAGAACCGCGAGAGGCTGTTCAGGGAGATGCACCGCCTGCGCGGATTCGACTTCGGCCGCTTCTTGGTCGTGGGGAGTGAGCAGGACATCATTGATTTTCCATACAAGGCGCCGGCGAAAATGAATGCGAATGTCGTGCTCGGTTCGTTGCGCAGTATCGACGTCGGATACGTCCCTGTCGTGTTCGCCCCTACGCCCGAGGCCGCGGCAAAGCTGATTGAGGACTGGGCGTGGACCTACGTGCGAAGCCAAGTCGGACGCGTGAATGATTTTCTCTCGGCAGCCAAAGCAATGAAGGCGCAAACACCATGAAGAAGATTCCCTTTGTTGAAATCACTATCGCCGCCCTGCTCGTGCTCCTGATCGTGGGTCAAATCTGCGGGAAGTACTGGGCGTTCACTGAGAAATACCCCCACGCGAACAAGTGGGCATTCATCTTCGAGAAATAAACTATGAACACCGCACTTACCACATCTGCCCCGCGAGGCCAAAACATCGCGCTGCTCGCCACCGGTGAGTCTCTCGCCGCAATTGAAAAAATCGGAGGTTGGCTCGCATCCATCAAGTTCGCCGGAATCGAGAAACCCGAGTTGGCGTGCATCGTCGCGCTGACGTGCGCGACCGAAGGGATCTCGCCGGTGGAGTTCACCCGCCGTTACCACATCCTGGGAGACGGACGGCTCACGCTGCGGTCGGACTACATGCTGTCCCTGTTCGCGCAAGGCGGCGGTCGCGTCGATTGGCTGACCACGAACACCAAGGAAGTTAAGGCGAGGTTCTCGCACCCCCAGGCTTGCCCGGACGGCGTTGTGCTGACGCTTACGATGAAGGAGCTGCACGAGCGCGGCGTGACCCTGAACCCGAAGAACGGGCAAATGAAGCAGACCTACCTCATGTATCCCCAACAGATGCTCGTCGCGCGTATCACGGGGCCGGGTTGTCGGATGGCGGGTCCGGCAAGCATGGCCGGATTCTACACCAAAGAGGAACTTGATGATGAACCGCTTAACGTGACGCCCACGGGGCATGCGGCTGCTCCTCAGGCCGCTGCGTCGGCCGATACCGTTTCCGTGCAGGCGACGGTGATTCCCGCCGCCGGCGTCTACATTGAGCAAGCGAGGGAGATCGTCCGCTCTATCCCAGGTGCTTTCGGCGCGATGTGTGCCGAGGGGATTCTAGGCCGTAGCGCGGCGGACCCTGCGTCACTCGCGATGCCGGACATGACCGCTGAAATCGCGGAGATGGTGCACACGGACACCGCGAGCCTCGTGAAGATGGGTGCCGCGTATCTCGCAGAAAACCCAGAGAAGCAGGCTGAGCCCGTCGCACCGGACGTAGTCACAGCCGAGGAAATCGCCGAGCTGACGGACCTTTGGTCACGCGTTGGGAAAGGCGAGCTTCAGGGTGCGCTCGACTGGGCTGCCCGCGTGGCAAAGTCCGCCCCGTGCGCGTCGATTGCGGAGATGTCATCCGCCGCCGGATACGTATTGCTAAAGGAACTACGCGACCGGGTCGCTAAGCTTGCTACGGCAGAAAAGGCGGCCGCCTAAGCTTCGTTGCGGAGGCGGTATCCGAAGTGCTGCTACGCGGGAAAAGTCCTCTAGCAGCACCTCAATCAGCTCTGACATGGAGGGCAGGGCGCCAGCTTGCTTGCGGTTTCTTCCTCTCGCGGACCCCGGCATCATCACGTCATCCCATTTCACATACACATCGTAAAGGGACTTCTCTGCCGCCTTCCAGACGGCCTCGTCTATCGTGACTTTCCGGTGAGGTCTAACGCGCTTTGTGCTGCTGCTCATCCTCCTCTGTCAGCTTCTCGATCTGCTTTTGCAACTCCGCACTGGCCGCGGCCCCAGCCTTAGCCCCCGAGCGAATGATTTCTTTGTTCAAAAGGTCCTCGATTAGCTGCGAAAGCGAGATTCCGCGGAGCGTCGCAACCAGCTCTCCTGCGCGCTTTGTTGTCTTCGAAAGGGTTATGTTAGTCCGCGGCCGATTGCGCTTTGCGTGATTGTCCATGGGGCCGAAAAATGGCATCAAAACCGCGGAGGGTCAAGAACGCACTGTGCGCACTCATCATGTGATTTTGTAAACGCTTAGCCTGTGCAACTTACGTAACTGAGAAATACTGACTATTGAAAATCGAGTTGTAGCGCACTAAGCTGGAATGGGTAGCAGACTTCTAGGTCAAGCGACCCCCACCGCACTCACACGCTACATCCTCGAATCACTGTCCGCACACTCTGCGGACTGACAGTTAGGAATAGCGTATGAAATTCACAGCTTACAAATCATCGCAGGAAGCCGCAGCCGCGGCTGCTGCCTCCATTATCGCTCCTGCCGGAGACCACGCTTTTGTCGTTGTCGCGGCGGACACTGACGCAAAAAGCAAGACCTCCGGAAAGGCCATGATCGCACTCGGACTCTCGCTCACCACCCCGGTCGGAGAACGCAAAATCTCAGACTGGATTATCGAGACGCAGGCGGAAAAGCTCCGCTGTCTCTGCGAGTCGCTCGGCATCCTCGACGTCTACAACACCGGCGAGATCGCGAAGTCCGACTTGCTCGGCGCTCGCGGCGTAGTCCGTGTCTCGCTTGAGCCCGACAAGAAGAAGCCGGGCACGATGCGAAACAACGTCGTGACCTACGTCGCGGCCCCCGTTGCCGAAGAGCAGCCCACTGAGTCCGCGCCGTTCTGAGCGCCGACCAAAAACGCAAACCAGCAACCCCCACGCTGCCATGCAATTTCAACCTTACTCACCGACCCGGGACTGCTACGGCATTCTCGCGTCGCTCACAAACCGCCGCGTCGCCCCCGAGCGATACACCGCCGATTCAATCACTCACTGCATTCGCACTGAGATCGATGTCGCGCAGCGGACTAGCCTCGGTCGCTTCTCCTGCAAATTCGCGGGGGACCTAATCAAGTCCTTCGCTATTGAGCGCAACGAGTCTATCGAGAGCGTTGCGACAGAGGTCGCCTGCTACATCGGACTGATGGGCAAGAGCGGCGGCTGCGTTAATGCGATTGAGAGCTATGACCCGATGCAGTCGGGCGTCGCATCCTATTACCGCGCGGCCTATCAAAACGGCATCCGGAAGCTCCGGCGCGAGTATACGTCCGCGCAGGCGCAGGCGACGTGTTCGCTCGCAGCATTCGCAGATGAGGACGGCGATTGCATCATCCCGAACGGCGAGATGGACCCTGCCGAAATCCTGGAACGTGCTGAGTCATCTGAGCTCATCACGCGCCTGCTCAACGAGTCGCTGACGTCCGAAGAGGCGTCATACATTCGTGAGGCCTACGGCATCGGCAGTCAGCAGACTACCGTGACTGCCATCGCTGAACGTCGCGGCGTATCGCGCCGGACTGCCACCTACGTGCTCGGACGTGCCCTGCAAAAGCTCCGCCACGCGTATCGCGCCTGACATTGCCGAACGCGGGTAGGTGGGCGCCGCGCGCCTATCTACCCGGTCGGACCATCTTCAAAATTCTACCCCCTGACTCCCATGCTAGTTTCCATTTATTCCTCGTCCCCCGGCCCCCATTCATTCTCAAGCGCCGCGGCGCTGCTGGCCCCCGGCGGCAAAACCCTTATCGCCTCTCTCGCGTCTGAGCTTAAGCCCGACGGAGAGCAGCTGACGCTTCAGGCGCCGGCCGCGCTCATCGGCTTAGATCTACTTCAGGTCGCGCTGATACTCGCCAAGACGCCCGTCCCCGTCGGCATCATGGTCGACGATATCGACTCTCTCGACGTCCTTAATGATACCACGCTGGGTCAGCTCGCTATCGACGTGATTGCTGCCCAAACTGAGGCTCTTGAGGACGGTATCCCCAACGCGGAGGCTGCTAACCTCATCTTGCGGCTTGCGGGCATTGCAGCGGCATTGCCGGTCGAGTTCGCGGCTGTCTACATTCCTGAAGCGGTCGCGCTGTCTGGACTCGCGAAGAGGGATTGGAACAAGGTCCTGACGGCCGCGCGGAATGCTGCGCAGCGCAACTGCAGCGTCGATAGCGGCGTGCTCATCGAAGGTCCGGTCGGAACCTGGGCCCCGAAGATTGCCGAGAAAATCGCTGACAAGTGCTACGTGTCGGCAGGGTCCATCTGTCTGCTTGATGCCTCTGGCGCTCTTGAGCCCCATCGCGGCGCGATGCTCACGTCGTGGCTTGATGATGAGAAGCAGGTCCTGCTGCAGAAGCTGAGCAAAGACGGCAAGGAACATATCGGTCTGAAGATGCTGCCGGCGGTCGGCACTGCGTTGGACGGCTGGATTCGCGGCAGCGGCAAGCGTGACCCGAATCTGCGTCACACGGACATGACCTACCCCGTGCCGGTGCTTGTCCGCACGGCGAAGGGATCGCGCATCGGAACAGGCTACGACCGCGAGACGCGCGTCTTGGCCGGCGAAGGCGAAATCAAGCTCACTGACAACGCTACGGCGCTGTCGACGCTCCGCGAAATCACGCGCGACTTCGTATGGCCGACCGCGGCAGATGAGGCAAAGGCGTTCGCGTGGTGCATCACGCCGGCCCTTGTAGCAGGAAAATGGATTACCGGGCGCCCACCCTTCTTCTTCCTTGAGAAATCGCGTAACGGCGCCGGCGGCGGAACGTTCGCTGCGCTGATATCGTCGATTTACTCGCAAGACGCGGGAATCATCAACGGACCCGGCACGGGCGAGGCACTGGAAGAGTCTCTGATCGCGAAGCTGTCGCGCGGATACCCCCTCATCACACTCGATAACATTCGAGGAACAGTGCTCACGGACTGCTCACTACTCGAGTCTGCTCTCACTGAGAAGTCTCTCACCGGCCGCGTGAAGTTCGAGCGCCTCGCTGAAATCGACATGAGCCGCCGCATCTTCGCCTGCATCAGCAACGGTGCCGAGATGTCCCCCGATATGGCCTCACGCGCGTTCAAATTGCGCCTGCTCGCGCAGATGGCCGGATATGCATACTCTTTCAACGGCCGCGAGGCCCTCTGCGAACACGTCGCGAAGAACCGCTCGCGCTACATTTCGGCGATTTATTCGCTGATTCACAACTGGGAGCAGGCGGGTGCCAAGTTGGGCAACACGCACGGCTTTCGCTTCCCTGATTGGGCGGCGGTCGCCGGCGGTATCATCGCTCACGCGTTCGGCGGTATTGAAATCTGCGCCGACATCGCAGTCGACGCCATGAACGCTGTCGACCCGCGCTTCCAACAGATGCGCACGATGGCGAGCATGGCCGCTTCCAGCACGACGTACACCGAGTGGTCCGCCGGGCAGCTCGAAAATCTCGTCGCTGACAAGATGCGCCTGAACAAGGCGACAATCGGCACTTGGATGACAGAGCGCTTTGGCGACAAGGGCGAAATCGGCGAGGAAAAAACCTCGATTATCGACTGCTTCGAAATCGTCCGCGTCATCCGCAGGGGGTCCTCGGAACATCCCATCAAGCCGTTCTACCGCTTCCGCGCGGTCGCCCCGTCCGTGAAACAGGCCGACCTCGGCATCCCCTCCGCGCCCAATGCATCTATCGCTTAACCCCCAACCCCACTACCCCCATGCAAGACGTCCACATGTTTGTCCGCCACCTGGAAATGACCAAGGGCTTCACCGGTCGCGTTGAAGATATCTACTACACCGTTCTTACCAGCAACGATAAGACTACTCTCGAATTCTCCGTCCGTGTTAATTTCACGCACGACCGGCCGCGTGCATTCATTGAGATGGACCCATGCGATGCCGCAACTGGCCAAGAAGCAATCAGCCGGCTGGGAGACTGGCTATCGCGCGCGGGATGGGCTCTCAAGAACAGGGCCC